GGTTGCCGCTGACTGATATCCGGTATTGGTTGCCGCTGAATAATTTCCGGTATTGGTTGCCTTATCATCTTCCCAATTAACTTGCTCTTTGATATATTCAATTCCAGCTTTGACAATTCCCGCAATTCCAATTTCTGCTTTCACGGAAATTTTCTTCCCAACTCTCTTGCTATCATCAGATGATTTCTGGTCATTCTCTTCAAGATCAACTTCACAATATCTGGAATCTGAAGGAGGATAATAATTAAATACATCCATCGGGAATTCGCAAGCATGGAATCCACAATTACAAATGTCTGCTTTTTCTTCTGTGTATTCTTTTCCAATTTCATACTGGAAATCTCTACACTTTAAATCTTTGTCAAAGCCTTTAAAACATTTCATTTTTCCTTTTCCTCCTTCGATTCTTCTACATCAAGCCCAAGCATTCTAAATGCCATGTCCTTTGTGAAATCATAATCTTTCACGCTATTCGCCCAAGCTTCAAATGCCTTTAATCTTCCAACCAGAAGTGCATATTCTTCATTGGCGTTCTCTGGAATATAATCTGTGCTCTTAGTTTCTCCCATGATTAGTCCTCCTTATCTTTTGCTCCAAATTTTTTAAGCATTTCTTTCAGATGCGAAATAAACGGAATAATTGCATCTATCTGTTTGGAAGTTTCCTTGATTTCTTTATCAAGTTCTTCCTCGTTCATAAGGCCATACTCAAATGAATGTCTAAGCTGCTCTTTTATTTCTTTCTCTTCTCCACCATTTTTTGCGAACATCTCTTTAATTTCATGGGTGATAACTGCATACTCTGAAAGAATATCAATCCCTTTACCAGAAATATTAACTAATCCGTTTTCAAATTTAATCATTGTTTTTCCTCCCTATTTTCTTTTATTCTCTCCATCTGAATGGTATAATGTGTTCAGAAAGGAGGTATGTTAAAATGTTTCTCAAATTAAAAGTTTCCTGTACTTGTCATTGTGATTACTATATAAGCGAAAGAATAAGTACAGAAAAGGTTGTGTGCCCGAATTGTGGAAAGGAACATCCTTATTCTCATAAAATAATTTCAATGCTTCATGCCGCAAATGAGATTGATGATGGCAATGTTCCCGGAGCAGAAACCATAAAAACTTCCGTTATTTCTGAATGGGAAGATATGACTGAGCGTCAATAACAATCTTCATGTACTCTAAAAAGCCTTTCGCTTCAGTAGCGGACAGACCGCATTCGGCAATTTCATTTTTTACTTTCTCTACAAGGTCGCTTGCCTTCTGTCCGTTTTTGCGGCGATATAACTGATACATTTTAGAATCATAATCGTATAACCTTTCAGCAACGTAATCATCTGCTAACATTCTTTGTTCACCTCCCCTATTCAATAATTGTAAGATCTTCATCCACCGCAAATGGTTCAGTAACAAATATTCCATCTTCTTTAAAGAGAAGATCAATTTCAACATGTTGCTTATTTGCACACTTCACAACAACTACATTCTCATTTTCTTCTTTGGTATGTGTGAACAAAATATCTGCAATTTCAAAACCTACAAGAGAATGAAAAATTTCTGGATTATCTCCATAAAATTCGTAGCTTTTAATATCTTTCACTGTTTTACCCTCATTTTCTTTCTGAATTAATATCATAATTGCAATCGCGAATCTGCATTTTTGTATTTGTACACGGTTGCCATCCCTTGATGTACTTCACAGCTTCCTCATATCTTAATTTTGGAATGTTGTTTCTTGCGTTTACACCGAAATAAGATTTCACATCTCGATTACATTCTGCGAATACTTTCTTTCCGATTTCTGAATAGGCATTGGAATTCTTTCCGCCTAGCACTTCAATAACCACTATTGAAACCAAATCCCCAAGATATTTTTGCTGACCATAGTCAATTGTCATTGTGTTTTCAAGTTTTTCGATTCTTTCCTCATGGTCTGCTGTACCCTGGGCGAGAAGTTGAATTTGTTCGGCAACTGTTAATGGTTTTCGAGATCCTTTATCAAAATATTCATCTACCAATCTGTCATATACTTCCCACGCTTTATCGGTGTTCAGAGACTTAGCGTGGAGAAATGCTCCTTTTTCTGTCCAGAGGTAGAGTTTATTGATTCTTGACGATTCATCAAAATGATGATTCGTTTTAAATATCTTCAATTCTTCACCTTCAAGACAAATAAAATGCTTTCCTTCGATATATCTCTCTTTATTTCTATTGAAATTATTTGAGATAACTTTTACGTCAGCTTCATATGCTTCCGCAATCTGCTGTGTTGTAAGAACCCGAACATTCTTATATTCTGTTACTGTTAATTCGTTCATTATTCTCCTTTCTGTGATATAGTCTCCTTTAGGAAGGAGGTGTTAATTTGAAAAGCTTTGATTATTTTTTAAAAACTGTTGACATCTTTAAAATCTACAGTGTCACATTTAACACTGGTTGGAAGTAACTCAATTAATTTTTCAATACTCATATTATTTATCCTCCGTTTCTCTTACTTCTTTTTCTTTAGCTTCTTTTTCTTTTTGTTTACCACGCTCTCTAATGTGTTCTACCATCCAATCCGCAGAACCATTTCGCTTACAAGTCCTTGCAAATCGTTCATAGAACGGAAGATCTTTCCATCTTGGTTTATCTTTTTTTCATTTACCTTACCTCCGTCGTATTTTTTGCCATCAGTTTCGTAGGCACATTTTGATCCTGGTAATTTACAAGAACATGATTCATAACTACATGTACATTCATCACATTTCATTTTTCCTTGCCTCCGTTAGTCTCTTTTCTTTCCATCATCATAGAATTTTGAGGTTCGAGAAGAGGTCTATCAATAATGCGTTTTTCGATGCTTTTCTTATCTTTTTTAGAAACTCGTTTTTGTGGCTGCTCCAGGATATTATGAATAGCTTGGAGTTCTTCCAAAATAGCGCAAAGAATGTTATATGTACCACTCATCTCCCCACCTCCTTATGAGCTTTCCTCTCAAACCGCTTCCAGATAAGCCAAATCTTTAACTGTCTCCAATCTCTTCTTGCAGTCTTTGTAGATTTCCTTATAATGTTTTCCTTGCATGATTCCGAGATCAATTTCATGTAAGATAATATTTTCCATCAAGGACAGGTTGTTGAGTTGCATTACCGTAGCTTCATCTCTCTTATTGATCCCCGCCATCTTGTTTGCTAATTTGGAATATGTCATGTAAAGCATTTCTGCATGACTGCTTCCCTGTACTTTGGCGTATTCAACAAGTTTCTGAATAGTATCGGTTTCTGCCTTTCTGGTAAGTTTGCCGGCTTTTCTGGTTTCAACCCAAACCTGGGTTGATTTCTCACGAATGAAATTCTCCATCTGATTAAAAGCTTTTATGTATTGCCATTTCCATTCATTCGCTTTCTTGCCAGTAAATCCCATTACTAAGAATGTAAATCCGTCCCGATTTATAAAATACATAGGACGTTCCTCACCTTTTGTATCTTTATACTTTCTTTCTTTGAAACAACGAACGCAATTTTGCGTTGAGTCATTTTTGATTATATTTTTAATGGCTCTAATCACATCTGCATGTCTTTTCCCAAATTTCTCAGCCACCTGTAAACTATCACAGACAGCTTCTTCATTACGAAGATAAACTAAATCGTCTATTGCTTTTCTCCTTTCTTATAAAGTTTCGGTTTTGTGAACTTGCGGAGAAAAAAAATAAACTCCAATTTCAGTTGCTGGTACATCCAGAAGAGTAGCTGCTTTGCTAATATCTTCCTGGCTTAAATATGTAGCATTTCTAAATACTTTGCTTACATAATTAGGGGTTCTATTGATCTTCTTCGCAAATTCTCCCTCTGTACCAATCTTTTCTCTAATTAGTCCACGTAATTTAGAATAATCATATGTTGGCGTAGTTTTCAACTCTTATCACTCCTCTCTGTTCCGCTTTTGTGAACTATCTTTATTATAACACCTCTTTTGTAATTGTCAACACTCAAATTCACATTTTCGGAACTTATTTTGTTTTTTCTATTGTATTTGTGAACTTTTCGTAGTATAATGTGAACTAGAAAGGAGGAAAGAAATAATGGATACTAAAGAGACACGCTACCAGGAACTCTTAGATTATTTTCATGTAGATCAAATGGATATGGTTAAGAAAACAGGACTTCCGAAATCTTCCATATCAATGTATGTGAACGGTAAGAGAAAGCCACGCCAAAATAAATTGACATTAATAGCCAATGCATACGGTGTTCAAGAAGCTTGGCTTATGGGCTATGATGTTCCAATGTTTAATGACGATAATCCGGCAGTTCAAAAAAAATTAGACACAGGAATTGTTTTGGGAGAACTCTTTAAAATTGATTTTGACGGTGTAGCGGAATTAATTCAGATATTTAGAGATATGACAGATAGTCAAAGAAAAGAATATTTGAAAATTGGTAAAGGAATGCTCAAGGGGAAGGAATAATCCTTCCCCCCTCCTTTTTTTATTTCAGACCTAGACCAATTAATATGCCATAAATAAAAGCTAGTATTTCTTGGTTATCAATCTTTTGTATCATCTCAATAATTTCTTTCTTATAATCCATTAAGGAACCTCCCACTAATACAAAGCCTTAAACATCTGCTCTCTGCCCCAATATGTATAAATCCTCCCTCTTCTGGCAGTTATTGTGGCAATATAGCCTTCCGCTATAAAGCGCTTCAATAGTGGTACGGAGAGTTGAGTTAGAAACGTTCCTAACATTCGTTTTACGCTCTCTAATCCAAAAGCATCCAGTATGAGACAGACATTTAAGCCCTTTTTCAAGAACGTGTCAATCAATACTGGATGGCGGTTAATATTATTATACCACATCTCCAGAAAAAAATCCAGTTTCATTTTAGCAAGAACATCTGTTCTCATTTATTAAATTATATCATGTTTTTATAACCATATACTGGGATAGAATTGTTTCCGCTTAAATCTTTCCTGGCAAGCTGGTTTCTTCTGATTTTTCTATAAATTATAAGTTTTTTTGTGTAAATATTATGATTTTCGCTTTTCCAAATCGTAATAATAATAGATAGAAATAAAGGGGCTGGATGCTTGTCAGTGAGGGATTTATATCGCTCATGGACAACCTGTTTTACCTCTGTTTTTGCAATTGCGATAGTTTTACCCCTCCCAAAGATAATACTACGCTCCGGGCAGAAGTAAACATATTGAATCAAGAGCACATGCACGAATATCAGTATAAACACAATTATGATTTTTTTATGTTTCTCCATGAATCCATCCCCTTTACACTATCATCTTAATGTATTACAATAACATTGTATCAAAAAATATACAATCACACAGGAAATGGCGAAATTAGCACCTCTGGTGGCGAATTTTACGTGAAAAGAGATGATTTGAATGAGAATTGCAATATGTGATGATAGCGAAATCCAGATTGATATATTTATGCATCGGATTAATAATTTTCTCAAACGAAATGGTGATATAAAAGCATTGATTACTCCGTATGATAAAGGGCAGCCGCTTATTGATGATGTGGCAGATGGCGAGTGGTATGATATTGTGGTTTTGGATATCGTTTTGAAAGAAGAAAATGGAATTGAAGTCGCAAAGGAATTGAGATTAAATGGCTATAATGGAAATATTATTTTCTGGACAGCCCACAAAGAGTATGTTTTTGAAGCTCTTGATATACTCCCGGTACACTATATCATAAAAGGTTCTGAAAACGGCAGAATGTATAGTGCTTTCAATCATGCTCTGGAACATATCAGCAAAAGCACTCTTATGATAAAAGGAAAAGACTTTATTCATCGGGTGGAGTTTCAAAATATCGAATATATTGAGAGCCGAAACAAATACATCATTATCCACTGCACTTGCGGTATAGTTTATACGGAACGATGTAAACTATCCGATATTGAAGAATTACTGGATTCCAGATTCTTGAGGTGTCACCAGAGCTACATAATAAACATGGACGAGGTAAAAGAAATAAACACTTCGTTCCTTATGTTTTCTGGGAATACTGTTCCCATCAGAAGAAAAGACTTTGCGAAAATAAGAAACGAATTTGAAGAATATACAACATTTAAGTAGCTCCCGGGAAAGCCCCGGGAGTATTATTATTTCAGCAATTCATTGACTTTTTTCTGCACTTCTGTGTAATTGTAGCCAGCAGCTTCCAGTCGGTCTCGTCTATCTTGTCCATTTCCCCATTCGCCATTGATTACCTCTTTTGCAACCTTGTCTACACTTTTCTTTGCTGTTACGGAATACACCGCTTTTCCGTTCCAGTCAAAAACAGAGTAGCCGGCTTTGCAAGCCTTCTTCGCATTTTCCAGTGACTTGTAAGCCCCGATCTGGCTCTTGAAATCCTTCCAAGTCTTACGGACGCGGTAATACTTATCAACCTTTACAGTCGGCTTTGTAGTTGGCGCTGTCACTGTTTCACTGGAAATAAGCTTCTTAAATCTCGCCCAGTCACCCTTTCCACGGATAACGGATGGACAATTCTTAGCGCACACATCATAATGCTGCACTACTCGGCTTGCTTGGATTCCGTATTTCTTCATAAGCTGCTTGCACACATCAACGGTATTCTGGAATGCTTTTTCGTAGTTATATCCAGCATTCATGCACATTTCAATTCCAATAGAGTTGTGATTGTTTACAGTTCCGAAAAGCTTACCGCCGTAATTTACCCCAACATGCCATGCTCCACGATTATACGGCAAGGCTTGGTATGCTGACTTATCGTCAACGAATACGTGGGCTGAATAGCCATGAAAATTGCCATTATGCTGTGCTGTGGCGTGTGCTTTGGCATCTGCTGTTTTGGCTGTATTATCCGTATTGTGAATGACAATATACAGAGGTGTTTGTCCTGCGTAGCTGTTATTGTTGCTGATTAATGAGGTATTGATATTCATGTATGTTCTCCTTTCATTATTGAGGTTAAAAAGTGCATAATAAAAAGCACCCCAAATGGGATGCTCTTTAGCATAAACTCTTTATACAATATATCTCTTATGATTAAATTTCACAGAATCGTGGCTGATTTTAGCATAAATCATTGTGGTATCAATTCTTTATATCTCCAAATATAGCCGTTTGCAGTTTTACGTATTCCTTTGCATACATTATTAATTTCTTTTCTATCTACTTTTGCTTTCTTGGATGCTTCTAACACTGATTCAAATTCAGCTATATAATTCATATCTTCATCAAATTGAATAACTGCTTTTCTCTGATGGTGTATTGTGTGTGCTTCTTTAACAATATTATTTATTACACTATTATTACATCTTATTTCTTCATACTCTTCTTCATACATCCAAATATATCCACCAGAAGTTTTTAATTTATGAATACAGTTATAATTAATTCCATTTCTTCTTGCACCTGTTGTTTTTGATGCTTTACAAATATTATCGAATCTAGCAATAAAATTCATTTGAAGATCAAGTTGGACTACAGGTCTTGCATTTGGATGTTCAAATTCCTTATTAACCAAACTTAATATTTTCTCTTTATTATAGCGGTTACTCAAGTATTCGTTTTCGTGTAGCCAAATATATCCTCCGGCAGTATAGTATCCTTCTCTATGCTTACACACAAGTGAAATTTTACTTAAATCTATATCGTTTGCTTCACTTGCTTCTTTTATAGAGTCATAGCGGTTTAAGTAATTAAAACTTTTGTCAAACTGAACAACCGGAACCATAAGAGATAAATTTTTAGCGCCTTCACCGCCAGTGCAAATATTATAACCGTATTTAGAATCAGTTGTCTTTAATTCTGAAATTGTTTTAATTTCAAATTTATTTGCTTCTTCTAGGCTTAAATTATCATACAATATTTTTGCTTCGAAATTTTCAATTCCATATTTTTGAATAGCATTATAAAAACGTATGCAATGTTTATATCCTTGCCCCTTTTTACTCCCAGCTCTAATTTTTAATGTTCTGCAAGTCTGACCAACATACTTTTTCCCGTTTATTTTATTGGTATAAACATACACTTTATAATTATTCTTCTTTAAAATTCTTTGTTCCATTTTATTTTCCCTATTATTTTCCATAAAAAATACCCTCCTTTTGGGTTCACAAAGGGAGAGTACTGTGCTATAATAATACTGTACCCTTTGTGGTGCTTGGAGCTGAGTTTTTTGATTGGTAGTCGGGAACCCAGCTCCCTTTTTGTTGTTGTGATATACTGATTATATCATGTATTATCTTTTGTGAATAGAGTTTTTGCAATTTTATTTGTTTTTCGCTAACTATTTATATGGCAATAAAATTTCAAATACAAGATTTGCTGTACAACATATTCATTATACTGATCCTAAAGTAGCTGAACTGGGTGGCTTAGATGCTTGCGTCAAAGATGCACTTAACAATACCATTTTAAAAGATGGAGCATTTTATGGTACTTTTATTGCAGGTCATCAATATCTTATGATTGGTTACCGATACGTAGATGGAAAGTATGGCTGCATAATATTATTTGATTATAACAATAATGAACGATGGAGTATAATTAATGGCAAAGTTACAAAATCCTAAGTTAAAATGAATATATTGATACATAGGTAGAAAAACCAAGAGTAACAACCAGCTTTTCATTTTCAATACTTGCCTTTGTATCATCTCTCCCTCCAGCAAGTAACTGAATACAAATATCTGTATGATACCTTGATACAATATATACGGGAGTATTAGATATAGTAGATGTTTGCAGCACAACCAACATAAATGAATAATCTTCAATTGGGTAATACAACGTTCCGTTATTTTTTACTCCAGAAAAAATGCATTTTCCAGTATTGCCATTTAAATAGTTAAGCGCCCCGATGATTGTTTTGTTATTGGTCTCCAATTTCGAGATCACAGCCGTTGCCATTTTATCAACGACATAATCCCAAAACTTGCTCATTAGTCCACGTTTATTCGCTCTCGCAGTTGCGTCATACAGCATTACTTCGTCATTATCCGCTAATGTATCTTTTGATGTGTATTCTGTCCATTTCGGCATGTTGTTGCCCTCCTTTAATTATTGGTTTTGATGTTTGATCTGCTAAAAAAGAGGATGATTTCTCACCCTCTTTATACCGATTTGCTTAACAATTGTTTGATTTCTGCAAGCTCTTCTTTAATGTTTTTTAATTCCGATTTTAATTCTTCATTTTCGAATTTGAGTTCCTTGATTTTCTCGTGATTGAATTTTATCATGGCGAACATGGATGGGATCATGATTTTTTGATTCCAGTCTTCTGCCAGCCCGTTTCTGTGGTCTGTTGCTATTGGAAACCATTTTTCTACATCTTCTGCAATGAACATTGGCATATATGTGTCGTACCGTTCATCATCTTTTGCTATTAACTCATTCTTATATTTCGCCCAAACAGGATTAATATTGTAAAGGTTCTCTATATCATTCTCTGTTATCTTGTTTCCAAGAACTTTGTATCTTTTAGAAGAGGAAAGTGTACAAGCCACTGTCAATCCGTCTGATTTAAATACCAAGTGACCGCCAGATGAAACTTTGTCTAATGCCGGTAATTCAAACGATCTACTTGTAACGTGAAAATATTGTTCGATATTTAGTTCTGCACTATTATCGCCATTAAACGAATTTCCTGTTTTAAACCAAGAACCAACATTTTCTCCTATGATTCCTTCCCCAATGGTTGCACTGGAAAAGTTCGCATCTCCAGAAACAATTTTTTCTTTTGATATCTCAGTCCCAGTATGTCCAGTCGGTACAACGGCATAAATTTTACTGTTTTTTGCATCCAGTATAATTCCTCCATCTTTTGATTTTAGAATACCGTTGGTCTTATCAATTATCCAACTTCCAATTTCACCAGTATTAGACTTCAAATTTCCAGAAAATTCACCTTGGTTAAAATGAACCCCCGTATTGTCAATATATCCAACCTGTGTGCCGCTTGCATTCAGAATGGAAAGTAACCCATTTCCGTTATTTGAACCGCCAAGTTTCAATGTACCTCCATGTGCATAGGTGAATGAAAAATACAATTCTCCATTTTCCATGTACATGCCCTTTATTGCACCGTTGTTTGTAAGCATATTGAACACTTGTTCATTTGTGTAAGCATATTCAAGCTTTGGCATGTAAATATAGGTATCAAATTTTACGCTAGACCCAACTGATGATGTCAAGATTCTCAAACTGTTTAAACTATCATTTGGTAAGCTAGATAAAGTTGTTGTTACTTGCAGTCTTTTCCATTCAGTTGTAGTTTTAGCATTTAATATTGTTTTACTTCCAAGATACACATATACTTGTGTTGCAACACTAGTTTTTATCCAAAACGAAAAAGTATAATTTCCAGTAACTTTTATTGGCTTATAATTTTTCGTTCCAAATTGTGCTCCAGTTCCGTTTATTTTGATTGCATTTTTACCGCCATCTACATCCTGGACTCCATACTCATATGTATATGCATTTTGTGTAGACCAATAATCTTTAACGTTTTGTTCTGTTAGATAATACCCTTTGATTATATTGTCCGATGTAATATCTTGGACTTGTTTTATAGCTTCTTCCTGTGCTATATCAGTAACGCTTTTATCTCCTAATGTAAACTGTGAAGCTGCTATTGTTACTGCACCAGTGGTTTTGTCAATGGAAAAAGTGGTTTTTCCATTTCCATCAACAACCCTAATTCCTTTGGCTTGCACGTATTCACCATTTACATAGACATTTCCATTTTCATCCAAGTAAATCCCCTGTGCTTTTCCGCCATTGGTGAGTTTGTTGAAAATATCGGCTTGTGTCTGTCCAGAAACTGCGGTGCTGGCAGAAGAATCTGCAATTTCCTTTACTGTTTTGCCTTGTAAGGAAAAAGTTTTTGGAGCTAGGATGACGTTTCCTTTGCTGTCGATTTCTAAGGTTACGTTCTTGTCATCATTAATGACTTTTAGCCCACGACCATTAATTCTCTCACCGGCAAGCAATCCAGCCAGAATATATTTTGCATTGATATATACTTTTCCGTCCTCGATGTAGATTCCCTGTTCCGTTCCGCCTTTTGTAAGCTTGTTGAACACTTCATCCTGTCCAAGACTGGTATCGTAATTATCAATTGCGTTTTTGATATCGTCTTTGTCTGCATACTTGAAGTCTATCCAATCAGATGCATCAAAATCTCCATCAACACGATTTACAGTGGAAGTTTTGAGAGAAGCCTTTCCTTCACTGTTGGTTGTTACCCACAAGTCGCCTTCGTAATATGGTGGTTTCGGCTGAGCCATATAGACAGATGACTTCCCATTTATCTTGTCTAATAATTCATCTGGAATAGATTGTGGTTGCCAGATGCCAGATTTGTATATCCATTGTGTGTTATCAGAAGTATTTTGCCAAAGATCGCCTTCATGCTCTACCTTCTCAGATTCCCATACCAAAACAATTTCATTCCCGGATTCATCCAGAATCTTGTTTCCGTCAATATCACACCATGGATATTCCTCTGTTTTTGTCCATTTTACAGATGGATCGTTTGGCTGATACCAAGTCTCAATCTTTCCATCAATCTGTGTTTTTAAAGAATTAAGAGAATCTTTAAAAACACCATTGATAAATAAATCTAACGAACTATCATCTGTGTATTTTGAAGCTTTTTCCCAATCGGAAGAATCATAAGAACCGCTTGCTCTGGCAACTTTACATCTCATCAAATCACCATTAGAGCCTTGTGCCCATAAGTCCCCAATATCGTAAGGCGGTTCTGGCTGAACTACGAATGCACGCCGCTTATGATCTGCCGTATCTTGCGCTTTTTCTGCGGCGGCAAGTGCTAACGTGATATCGGTATCTTGTACCAATTGCCATTTCCAAGTTGCCCCATCTTGCATAAAACGGTATGCATATCCCTTGGATTTCCAGTAAAATAAGTCACCCTCATGTTTCTTTCGTTCTTCGTTTGTAGTCCATCCAGAAGCCGGGATATTCTGTAAGGTTGGTTCATAGTCATAAAAAAAAGTCTCAATCTGTCCGTCGATTTGAGACTGTAAATTATTGATATCAGTTGTGTATGTATTGCTTATAAAATTATTTACTTCTGTTTCTGCTTTTTCCTTTGCAATTGCATTGACATCTTTTCCTTTGATTTGTATAGAATCTGCATTGATAATAACTCTTCCTGTTGTTACATCAACCAGGAAAGTTGTATTTCCATCTTTATCAATAGCCTTAATGGTTCCCGTATTAATCCAGTCAGCATTAACACCTGTAGCATTAAGAATTCTGGCAATCACATCACCATCAACAGTCATACCACCATTCCAATGTTGTCCGCCATCTGTAGAAACAGCCCACGCTTCCGCAGTCATTTTCCATACAATATCAGAATCGGATAACTGTGGCTTGTTGTGAAGATAATAAATATTGCTTCCGTCCGGCTGTTGCTCTACGGTAGTATATACGCCAGAGGATTCCGCTAAACGATTAGACAACTCCTCTATAGCTTTTTCTCTGGCGGTACGTTCATCTCTTAAATTCTTTTTGTTTTCTGCCTGTACTTGTTGATTAAGGCTGTATTGTTTCTGCTTATTCCTAGATACACTCTTAGCACTGCATTCAAGTTGCTCAAATGTGCCTGGATTCAAAGCAACAGAAGTTAGGAAGCTCTTGTACTGTTTCCCATTTCTGTCGGAAATCTCAATGGTGTCACCAGCTTCCCATGCAATATTGGTCAATGCGCCTGTGGTAAACGGTCTGAATTTCAGCCCCACGCACCTGTCTGCGATAATTTGACAGATTTTCTCGCCAGAGCCTTCTTGAATTAGCTTATTATCACTAATTTCGATAACATAGCCAGATTCCCCCGACTGATATGTTTTCGCTTCATTTTGAGAAGAATTTTCAACGTATTCTGTAACTTTTACACCTGTTATTTCGATATCGTACAGCCATGGTGTGAATCCATTTGTATCTATGGCTGTAATACCCTTTTGCATAACAGTGATAATCTGTGCGCCAGTAGTATCTAAGATATCTTTTCCTTCAATATCTTTCCATGGTACTTCTTCCTTATTATAAAAATCGTCTGGCACTTCATTTTTATACCAGTCAAGGCATAATCTGCCGTATGCATCTGTTTTCGCCCACTGACAGCCCATCTGCGCTACCCATGCAATTACCTGTCGGAAAGTAATGCTACTATCGTCTGGTCGATTCTGAATCACAAAATCATCATTATCAAACCTTGTAGATTGAAGTGTTACTCCGCACACATTGCAAGCATCCTGGATGATTTGTAATCTTGTTGCCGGATAAGTCAGTTTACTTTCTGAATAATCGCGATCAAATAATCGCATGGAATCTTCGCAAGTTAGACTGATAATTGCTGTGTTCTGATATGGTGCATCTGTTACTGTCATGGTGCAGATACGGATTCTTTCAATACCAGTAGATAATTCAAGCCCAATATGGCAAACGACTCTCGCTCCGTCCCAGATGTAATCTGTGTACTTGCCAGAAAAGTTGTTGATCTGCAGTGTCAACTTATTTACGATAGCTGCGCCGATATCAAAAGAACCGCTTTGCGATACTGCATCCTCAAATTTAAAACCATTAGACCATAAATCTTTGTCTGTAATGGATAATGTGCTTCCATCCGTGAAGGTAAAATCTGCATATTTCAGATAGTTACGGTTCCCACTATTCTGTTGTTCTTTAAATTCCGTTGATAAATTTCGCATATCTTACCTCTCGATAAAGTCAAAACTAAGTCCTTCCATGCGCTCATTTCCAATCCACCAGCACTTAAAGGGTGATTCCCTGTCCCCAACATAAAATGTTCTGGTTTCGTGCTTATTTGCGGATAACAGGTCTGGATATGTGACTTGTATGTACTCCGGATTTACTGCCTGTATAATTTTGCAAGCAGTGTCCCAGTCTGGGCCATTCCAACCTACAGACAGCTTTCGTTTCTGTCCAACTCTGTTTTTGTGCATGGTCGTATCGTCTGTTCTGCCGGATTCTGATGCCGATATATCCTGTAATCCCCATGTAAAAGAAGAAGGACAGGGCATTGCTACCCCATCCACTTTTAAAAATGCTTCTGCCATATGCTAACCCTCATGCAATCATTTTTGTTGCTTCGCTTCGGATAAATTCTTTAATTTGCTGATATCCCCATCCGCAATTAATAAGGCTACTTACAAGCATTTCCATACTCTGAACTTTCGCCAAGTCATCACCTGTGAAGAAATCTCTAAGATTCTCTTTTGCTTTTACGCCATAATCACTTTCAAGCTCTTTTGCTGTCTTTCCGAATAAATTGCGATAAATCAGATTTGTATAATTCGGGTAAGCAAATCTCTTATTTGGACTTTCTGTTATTTTCATCTTAATTGTATCTGTGAGGATATGTCGAATAACAACACCCTTGTCACGTTCAATTTGCCATTGCTGGCGTTCTGTATGAATTCTTTTTAATTCAGATTCCATTTTATTAAAAGCGTCAATGTATTTAAGTTTCCACTGTAATGCTTTTTCACCATTAAATCCCATGGCTAACAAGGAAAATCCATCTCTTGTTATAAGGTATTCGGTATACTCACGATTGTTTTCTCCGATATAAGAAGTTTTTATAAAATAATCAGAAAGGGGGATATCTCCCCTTTGAGAAATCTGTGTTACAAGACCTAAATGTTTGGTTTTACCCTCTGCGTCAACTTGTCCTTCAATTGCCCTTATTACTTCCTTGTGCTCTTTTTCGAAAGATTCTGCTATTTTTCTTGAAGTAGTAAGTAACTTTTCTTCGTATCTTTTTCCAACGATTTCTACCAGCATAAATTCATATCTCCTTTACGATTTATTTTTTGGCAACAAAAAAGCGCCTACCCCGAAAGGTAAACGCTCTAAATTTGCTTATTATGATTGTATATTATAGCATACGGTGAAAGTATCATTCAGTATACTTTGGTATCATTTCACTGTTTTTAAAACTTCCTCTAAGTACAGATATTCGAGCAACTTATATGTTCTTTTGAGATCATAATAATCATCTACTTTTTCCAAAAGTTTCTTGATTTCTTCTTTATAGTCAATCATTCTACAATTCCTCCCAACACTCTAATCAACTTCTGTTTGCGGTTATACTTCAAAATCTCGGAAATCTGCCCCATCATATCATCCATTGTCATGTTGCTCTTCATGCTGTTGCAACGCTTACATGCCAGTTGCAGATTCTTAATATCATTTGTGCCGCCCCGAGACAACGGAGTAATGTGGTCGATTGTCATTTTCTTGAATTTGACAGACTTACCGCATATCGCACATTTTCCGTTGCACTTGGCGTACACGCTCTTCTTCTGAAAGTCATTGAACTGGATTCTGTTTGCCATACGATCACGCTTTCCCGATTAACTGTTTGGTAAAGAGATACATTCCCTTTAATTTTGACAGGTCTTTCAAATTGATAAGATTTTCAATGATTCTCTGGCGGTACATATACTCATCCAGAAGCACTAAGCACTCGTTGTTATCTGCGTTCAGTTCGTCTATTGTTTTCTGTAATTCAGCCTTTGTCATTTTATTTTCCTCCTGTGTATCCATGTAAAAATCTAATTAAAAGAATTTCTGCTGTGCGTTTTCTGTATCAATCTGATTTTTCAAGAAAACTGGCGGTTTGTATTCTCCAATAATCTTGACTGCATGTTCTACCTGGCTTCTCTTAATTGCCTTGTAGCTTTTGACCTGGAACTGGTAGCGCAGATTGGAATGAATGTTACTGTAAACCTTCTGACGTATGGAGCGGCTGTTATAAGCATTTGACTCCTTTCCGCCAAGCACCAGTGTTCCTTTTCTCTTTACAGCTTCCGTGATTTTCTCCTCTTCAATCGGGAGAATCGGCAAATCCATTTTCAAAGTCTCAAACTCTGTCTGGATATCATCAATCCGCTTATTCAGTTCTACATTTCCCTGGGCGAGAAGCTGAATCTGTTCGGGAATGGTCATGGGTACTGGGTAGCGAACTGTTTCTTTTAATTTATCCTCCACTTTGAGGAAATATTGTCTGGCTTGTTCGCCTTTAGCACTTTTTGATTGCATAGACAACTTCTTTGCAAAGCTGGCGGTAATCTTGCAGTCATAGCTAGCCTGTCCTCCGCATTCCTCATTAGTGAGGAATGGGAAATAGTCAATTCCCTCTTCTGCGAACTGATTATCTGTAATATTTGTTTTGTACCATCTTGAATAGTTGTTTCTGCTCATTCCAAGAAAGTCAAACAATATTTTGGCAGTAGTCATGCCCTCTTCATCAATACCAAGTGCAATCTCAATAGGTGTCTGGTTTGCTGTGTTAATTGTGATTTCGTTCATATAAAAAATCTCCTTTCGGTGTTTACAATTACACCGAAGGGAGATATAATAACAATATCAACCGCTTCGGTGTGTTGAGTGCTTTAAGAGCAACCGCTACTTGTCGAGGGTTTCGGTTGCTCTTATTTCGTTATAGACCTTTTCAATCCCAATTCTAATGATTTCTGCTTTTGATTTTCCTGTTTTGTCTGAACAATATTCCAATCTCTGAATATCATCATCAGAAAGTCTTACTGGCATTGAAACCTTTTTTGGATTATCGGTAGGTCGACCAGTTCTAGGTGACACCTTATCATCTCCTTTCTTTTTTGTATATACATATATTAATATACCGATATACAAAAGTCAAGCATTATTTTAACTTTTTTCAAATTTCCTATTTCACTATTCATTTTAAAGTGGTAAAATATGTGTATCACATTAAAGAGGGGGATTTTACATGAAAAGAAAATTTGTTATGGTTTTGGCTTTAACATCCATTTTTTCAAGTGTTACGCCTGTGTTCGCTAAAACAGATAAAGAAATTCTTTTTAGGGATATTCCATGGGGAACAAATTTTAATGATACATGTACTTTTATACCAGAAGCAGACTTATATGGCTCAACAATGGAAGGGTTAAGCGCCGAAACTGTTGAAAATGTATTAAATGGTGTAGAATATGGTGATGATAACGATTATGATGGAGCGATTTGCTTTTGCGCATCTCCGTTTGTTTCTCCCAACATTGACGTTGCTGGATATCCAATATATTCCATGAATCTTTATTATACTTATTCAGTAGAAAACGAAATTTCCTTTGACGAAGAAAATACGGTTTTGTACGGAGCACAATATGAATTTGAAAAACCGCAAGATTTAGATTTAATGTATTCTGATCTTTCGAGCAAGCTGTCAGAAATTTATGGAGAGCCAAGTGATACATCCAATTATACCTCTCCTTTCGGAACTAAAGAACAATATACTTCTTGGTATGGAGCAAATGATACTTCCGTAGCACTTAAATCCTACGATTACGGTGATGAAACCAGCGTATATATATCATATGCTTGGCTTAAAGGCGATGAACTGTTGGAAGAAGCTGACAATGTACTTTCTGATAATAAAAAGGATGAAGAATCCCAAATTTATGGAAATGGCTCTACGAATGGATTATGAAAGAAAAAAGGCTAGGGAGAAATTCCTAGCCGATTTTTTCTACTTATCGTATGTTCTATGTTCAAACATTACTTTTGTTCCAAATATATCTATATCATTTGCGCCTGTATATAACTCTTCGTATGTTCCATTCTGGTTATCTTCTGTTTCGTAAGTAAACTGAGTTATAAATTTATATGATACGTTATTCAATTCGTATTCTCCGCTGACTTCTGCTAAGCCATTGCAAGCTTTGAATGTGCATTTACTCTCATTTTCAGTTCCGATATTCAATGAAATGGATTTATCCAACTCGCTTTGTAATATTTCTTGCGTTATCCTCATAAGGAAAGTATGTTCTTCATCAGAAAGTTCGTTTTCGGTTTTTATTATCCAAGGAAATCTCATTGATAAAGGATGATCGCTTAAGCTATTTATTTTCGTTCCACTTTTTGTATCATAGACATTAGTTGACAATAAAGAACCAACATTTGAACTAATACCTATGCTACAAATAGTGGTATAGTCAAACCATTCCTGTGAGGACATATTCACAAAAATTTCATCCATATCCATAAAGCTGACATTTACTTTAAATAAATCAGTTCTGACGATAAGTGTTTTATATTCCGTCCCTTCCGAATCTTTTCCGCTGTATTCTTCTGTATAAAATGCATTATCATCATTTTCATACTGTTGTAAAAATGTATTTACATCATCAATACTTGCTTTTACTGCGATAGGTGAAAAACACTCACATATTATTGCAGTTGCCGCAACAATAACTCTTTTCACTTTCTTCATACACTCATACCTCCCAATAATTGATACCCATATTGTACCACCTTGGGACGCATTCTGGAAGTCCTATTTCGCTTTTCTATCAATTTCCGCAGTTACAGCAAACAAAAGAGCTTCGGCAAATTTCGATCCGACTGAATCAGCGTATTTATCGTGAATCCGGCTTGCTTCCATGGTGAGATTTTCCCACTGCGGAATATCATCCTTTGAGATAAAGGCATACTTCTTGTGGAGATTCCATATTTCTTGCCAGATGGAAAAGTAAGTCTGTTTAAAGTCCATCAGTGTAAAGCACTCCATGATATTTTTCAAGCCTATATTTCTGCTTGATATTTGGATATTTTTCGTGATCCACTTCACTGTAAAACATATTTTTTGGTCTGGCAAATAATTGCTTGTCACCATACAAGGCTCTATATATCACCAGATCTTCTCCTGTTTCCGTATGTTGAGCGAATCCAACAATCTTATACAAATACTCGTTGTTGTGCGGCTCCTTGATGGTTTCTCGTTTGAAGTGCTGCACAATATCTCCTGGTTCAAATAATGGTCTGTTCATTTTCATTGTTACCTTTCTCCACAATTAATTAATTTCTTTGCTCGAATTTCAATTTTCTTGGCTTGTTCCTATGTTTTATCGGGTGATAGGTTTTGAAACGAATTTGATTATTTTATCGCAGTAATTCTTTGTCAATAATCTGGAAGTTCGCCCTGTGGATATAAAGAGCTTTTCCGTCAATCATTAACTTTGTCATTTTAGGTAGATCATCCGGGATTTTCCAGAACACCTCGTCACCAGAATATGCGGCTATTGGTTGTCCAAGTTGGGATTTAATTACTACAACCCTAGATTTCCCAAAATAATTTTTATAATAATTCACAATCCCGGCTATGTATGCATTCTCTGAAATCTTCCCGGTTGAATGGCTGGTAATATCTTCCTGGGTAAAATCAACCTCCGGCTTCAATCCTTTTTGCTCAAAAATACAAGTATCACCACAACTTTCAATTTCTTTACCGTCTATCAGAATTGTAATGACGGAAGATACATCATAGCTGGTTGTTTCGTTACCCTCGCTATCGTAGCCCTTAGATTTCGTTTTATTCCCGGAAATATTAATCTTGTCCCCAGTGGTGGTCATAACCTTTTTGCCGTAGTTATCGTAGGTATAGATTGTGTAGCTGTTTCCAGAAAGATTTCCTTTCACGTCATTCATGTAATCGTCATTCGCTGCACAGCCTGTTAGCCCTGTGATAATGCAAATAAAGGTAATTATCGCCAGTAGTGTTTTGATTCTTTTCATGGTTTTTGTCCTCCCTCATATGTCTCATAATCAATCGTTCCCAAATCTCCGTACACATCGGGGTAATAGATTCCGATCCAGAAGTTATCCTCCATTGCTTTGTAGTAAGTTACTTTTACATTCCATCTCTGTACCTCGTCAACAATTTCTTTGTTTAGAAGTCCGAATTGATCTCGGCAAGCTTCACTTTCCAGTTTGTAAGTCAATGCTTTGTATTTCTCTGCATTTGCCTGTCTGGTGGCGGTAACCGTAGTCTGGCTTATTGCTAAAAGCAATCCAGCGATCAAAAGATATACCGCACCGATAAAAGCCACTGCTACGCCCAAAACAAGCACGGTTGCGCTCACATTCGAATACTCATATTCGTAGCTTAAAGATTCTCCTATTCTATTTGCAATCAGAATAACAACGCCGACTGCAAAAATGATTATTGATAGCCAAAATATCATAGTGTGTCCTCCCTTTTCTGTTTCACTCTTTGATATAACATATTTTGTGTGGTGTCTTTAAAGAATAACATGATTCTATAATCAAAATCTCCGCCGTTTCTTTTCCCCCACTTTGTCTTAAAATGTTCCTCCATCATGTCAAGATAGAACAGTGGTTCCTCTTTATCGTCAACCAAATCATCTTTTGCCATATCTGTGTCTGGATTGCGTACCATTTTCAGAATATTTTCAGCTTGGCTTGGCGTAACCATCGGGTGCTTTTCTTCACGGTATTTTTGATATTTCTTGAAAAACTCTGTAATCAAGAATATAGACAGGCAAATGTCGTGGTCTTCAAAAATATTCTCTTTTGTTCCGTAAATACTTTCGTATATTTCGGTTACCAATTTCTCAACATCCTCGTCTTTATAATCTAAGAGAGATGATTGGTTCCTAGAATTATAGCGGTTGGCTTTCTGCTCCTTGGTTCTAGGGGGTATATTATATATATTTAATTTATTATAATTATTAGGAGCAGAAGTCTGATTATCTTTATCTGTATAAGATAAAGTATTTTTTTCTTTATTATCAATAAAGTCTTGTTCTGTTTTCTTATCTATATCTGTTATACTTATTTCACTGTTATACTTATCCACGCAGTTTTCCTCACCACGGAAGGTGCAGTTTTTCTCACCATCCCCCATGCGTTTTTTCTCACCACGTTCGGGCTGATCTTTTTGCTCATGCTCATTTATAAATTCTTCATAAAATTTTTCTGTGAGAATAAGGTGTCTATGCTTTATTACTTTTGGATTATCCTTTTCATATTCATACCATGAAGTTATATAACCATTCTGTTTTAACCCATTTAGCATTGACTGAATAGTACGTTCAGACACACCAATAAAGTCAGCAAAATGCCGATTGCTCGCAAAACAATCACCGCTTTTATCTCTTTTGCGAAGACTATGTATTTCCACTAATAAAAATTTTTCTCTTGGGCTGAATTTATTTGTAAGATATAATTTTGACGGTATAAATACCCCTGTGAAATCTCTTTCTCTTCTTTCAGAAACAAACTGTTCTTTTCTCATGCTAGATAACCTCCGTATATCTAAGAACTTCTCCGATAATATAAAAACAGTAGGCAATCTCTCGGAGGTGAGACTTTCGGCGGCCAACCTAGCCCACTGAATTTACCATATTAAGCTAAAACCAATCTATTTCCATCATAATGACTCTTTACGTAATCAATTATTTTCTCGGAATCGTCGGATGTTATATAAAAAGCGTCTTTAATCGGAATAGTGTTTATTTTCATAATTTTTACTATTTTCTTTATGTGAAAAACTGTACAACATTTAAATTCCGTTTGCTCTCTTATAATTTTTCTCACTTTTCCAAAAGAAAACTCATGTTTATCATCAACAATTTTTTGGTTGTATTTTGGCATATATTTTCTAATATAAAAAATTTCCAATGAATCCAAGTCTTCAAGTTTACATTTAATAACAGAAACCGAAGTAAAGTGTTTATTTGAATGGCTATATGGGCGGAAAAGCCCTAGCTTAGACTGTCCAATATAAACTACTTCATTACCATCTAAAAGGAAATAAATAATTGGTTCTCTTGCAATCGGAATGCGAATGCAATTTGAATTTTCCTTAAATTCCATAGATTGATACCTGCCTTTCGTATAAAAAAGTGCCTTGAACTGTATGTAAATCAACAGGCAGGCGGCAAGGCATTTCCGCTTTTCGATGATCGGTCTAGCCTGTTGGTTTTACCAAAATTATTTGTTTCTGCTCTTATTCATCATGTCACGCATGGTACCGAGAATAAACTCATATGTTGCTTGGTAATCATTGTGTCTCCCATTTGCCATTACGCCTTTTAATTCTTCAAGCATTTCCACAAAAGAACCGACATCTTGAGATTCTACCTCGCAATCAATAAAAAGATAATTTGTGTTATTGATATCAGCGATTCTATTTATATACTCTTTGATTCCTCTTTTTTCCATTAATCCGGGCGCAACCCTATTTTTATGGTCTACATATACGAAACGCTGATATTTTGAAAATGGGCTTTTTATAGCACAAATATAATTTTCCATCTTTTTTCCTCCCTTAAAAATAAAAAAGAGCCGCCAAGTAAGATAAAAATTCCTCAAAATCGAGAAATATTAATTTCTTCTTAGCGGCTCAAAAATCAAGACCGTGTGTACTTCTTCATTGAAGAAATTATACCACACAATCAGCCAAAAATCAATATGCCGGGGATGGTTTGAAACGGCTATCCGTATCATTTTGGGCTTTTGTTACTGCTTTCGCAATCTCGCTTCCGTCCAGAATAATACTGTTCATAATGTACTGCGGATTCTTATTTCCGCTGTTCATACTCATTGCCATTGCAACTCCCTGGGCTACTGCTTTTGCCATTTCTTCTTTTGTAAGTCCCATGCTTCCGTCCGAACTGGAAACAATGCTGTCTGCGATCTTCTTCATGGTTCGCGGATTTTCTAGAGGAAGAACGGCTTCGGAACCGGCTTCACCGATACCAATTACCTGTGCACCGTTGAAAAGGCCACCTTTGGCGTACCAATTAGGCTTATAAACTGGTGTAGAACTGGTTCTTCCACCGCCAAGATCATGTTTTCTCCACTCTGAAATATAATAAGTCAGAGTTGGTAAGTGTACTTGTTTCATGCCATCAGCGAATGATTGAGCAGTTTCCCGACCAATTGATGTAAGATTAACATTAAATAGCCTTTTAATTTTATCCGAAATCCCAGACAAATTGGTTTCTGTATAAGATTTCATTTTCCCAGTTTCCGTGTCAACTTTACCAGAAGCCTTTTCCCAAATCTGGTTTGTATTGATTAGAACAGAAGACCAATAACTTTGAATGGTTGTCATAACCTTACCCATTACATCTTTGGTATCGGTGTCCATGGTTCCGAGAGCTGTCGATACAGCACTTGCAGAATTTCCCCAGTTTGTTTTAGAGTTGGTTTCAACATCATCATTTGTGTTCTTTATCTTTGACCAAATAGAAGGCATTGTGCTTTCTGTGCTTTTTTTCATCCCAGCCATTGCAGTGCTTACGGCAGTATTGGCGAGACCAAAGCCAGTTTTTGTCTTGGACGATACGGAGCTAGAAGCATTTGCAACAGCGGTAGTAATACCGCCCACTGCTGTTTTCACAGATGTAGTCATTCCATCGAAAGAATTCTTTGCACTTGTTTCCATTGTAACAACTGCATCTGGAAAATCTTTTCTGAGTTTTTCATCTAATTCATCTAACGGAACGCCAGCATTTTTTAATGACGTATAAACTGCGTCTAGTGCTTCTTCTGTATTAGCATATGTTCTTCCAGATATTGCACTATCAAGAGCATCTTTAGCAGTTAAGTAGTCTCCACTAAATTGCTCGGAACTAAGACTTAAAAGATAAAGTTCGTCTTTCAAATCAGATATACTGATTTTGGTTGTATCAAATTTTCCTGCTGATTCAGATACACCATCTCCAAGGGCTACAGCTTTGTCAGTCATATCTTCCAAAAATCCAGTTGATACGCCCGCCTGTGCGCCATATTTCTCGAGAATTTTTTTTGCATCTTCGGTTGATACGCCGAATTCTCCAAGTTTCTGAATGAAACTATCGTACATTTCAGAATTTGATTTTCCGGCACTTTCATCTGCTTCAATTAACTTCCAAAGCTCTTCTGCTTGGTCTTGTGTTATTTTATGCGCACTTTCCATCTCGCCTGTATAATCATGGAGATAACCACCTGTTTGTGATAGAATTCCATTTCCACCTTGCGCAGCTTCTGTAATACTTGCAATTCCTTTAGCAAGTTTAACAGATAATGCCGTTGCAACAAATACAATCCCAGCGGTTCCAAATATAGTACCAAGCGTTGAAGAAAACGTTTTAAGTCCGCCTGTTGAAGCTGTTTCCGCTGCATCTCCAACTCCCTTTATTGCTTCACTTGCCGCACTTGTACCATTTCCTATCACATCCGCAAGTTTATCTGCAATTAGTTCTGCATTTTTCTTTTCAGCTATTTTTCCTGCAATATGTCCCACAAGTGAACCAACAAGAGTTCCAATACCTGTGATATTTGCTATTTTTACTGCAATAAATGCTTTTGTAAGCCATTCTGCAATATGTCCGGCTATTGGGTGCTTTTCCTCTAATCCATCGAATAATCCGTTTAATGCACTGGCAAGACCAGTTAATAGCAGATCAGCTGCGGTACTAAGGATTTCACCCCATGGTAATTCACCAAGGAATGTTCCAACTCCTTGTCCGAACTCATAGAAAGTGTCTGTAGTGAGAGAATCTTTTAATGCGGTACACAGGTGAGATATAAAATCTCCAAGAGCCTGTCCGTTCTCTTTCCAATTTGTGTCTTTGATGAATTTAGCGATTCCATCTCTTATCTTGGTTGTGAGATCATCCCAATTAAATGTTTCTGTAAATGATTTTAAGCTTTCGAACGCTCCGTTTAATAAACCAGAAAGTGCATCTGCAATTGTGTTCATGTCTATCTTTTTTATTGCACCATTTAAGGCTTTTCCAATAGCAGTGCCAAGCTTACCCCATCCAGTAATTCCAGCACCATCCTTTTTAGACATATCCTTTACAAATCCAGAAAGCATTTTCCAAGATGCCATAAAACTGTTTCCTATTAAGTTTCCAAGGCCTGTCCAGTCAATTTCATTTATAGCACCTTTTAAAAGTTGAGACAGTTTTGCCCCTATTCCGGAAAAATCTATTCCTCCCTCTCCGAGTAACAGGTTTAGGGTATTTACTGCCGTGTTAATTCCAGCTCCAAGCATTCTTCCCATTAAGTCGAAATCAATTCCGCTAACCATGGAATTAAATGCTGTTGTAAATGCATTTACAAATTCGGTTATTTTCGGGCCAACATTATTCCAACTAATAACTTCATATATTTTTTCCATTCCAACATTTATCATATCTGCAATAGTGGAGCCTAGTCCCTTCCAGTCTTTATTGATAAATGCTTTTCTGATTTTAGCAGCCCATTTATTAATTGGTGTTTCGTCAACAGTCAAAACTTCATCCAGTGAATCTTGTATTCCAGCAAAACTATCTGCCAAATCTCCAAGTCCAGAACCAAGACTTTTAGATGCAGTTCCAGAATTATCGGAATTATCGGTAAGCTGATTCAATTGGTCGAATGGCAATACGGAAAGTGCCTTTTTCAGCTTCTTTGCAGATGATGTAGCGTCATCAAGCCCAGAAGATGCGTCATCACCAGCTGTTTCTATACCACCTAAGTTAGATACAATATCGCTAACTCCACTCTGCGAACCTTTTAGTTTCTTTCCCATCAATACATACATGAAGTTACGGAACACATTCGCAGCTTGCATAAGCTTTGACATAAGCGCATTGAGAGCTTGAATAGCAGGAAGAATGCCAGCAATCAAACCTTGCCCGATTACTGCGGAAAGTGACTGGAAATTCAGAGTGAGTAAACGAACCTGGTTCGCCCAGGTGCCGCTTGTCCTAGCGAAATCCCCTTGCACATCGCCTGTAGCTGACATTAAATAGTTATATCGAAGAGCAACTTTTTCAGCTTGGGACATTGCATTATAAGATGTTGTAATTCCCCTTGAAAGAGCATAAGCCTCCATATTTGCAACGGATAAATTAATACCCAATTGTCTTAAAGGCTCAATTTCCCCGGAAATTCCAGCGCGTATTTTCTGAAAAGCAGTATCGGTATCAATGTTGTAAAATGATGCAATATCCCCGGCTAATCCAGCAAGAGAAATTGACATTTTAGAAGCTGCATCTTGCGCAACACCAGATGATTTCATCATTGCCATCATGGTTCCAGAATATTGCTTTGCTGCCAATTCGGATAATCCAAATTGTTCTTTAGCCGTAGAAGCAAATTTGTAGGCTTCATCTGCCATGCTTCCAAAGGAAACATCTACAACATTTTCGATTTCTGTAATAGCAGAGCCAAAACCAATTGCACTTTTTCCTAAATTTGCCAGACCACGAATAGCCTTAAAACCGATAGCAGTTTTAAGCAAATTTCCGAGATTAAAAGAAGCGGTTTTAATTCCAGAACTACTATTCCCGAGACGTTGAAACCATCCAATAATGCCTTTTACCCCGGTTCCAATTATAGAAGAAGTTTTACTAACAATATTACCAAGGTTAGATGTTGCAGATGATAATTTAGAAAACGCACTGGATATAGAATTTGTAGCAGAATTTACCTTTCCTCCAGCATTAGCCAACTTTGCTAGTGCTTCCGTCATGCGGATTGTGTCATCACTGATTTTAGGTGCAGTTTTCATCACATCAAAGAAAGATAATACTTCCTTTGCTAGTGCTCCAAGTTGGCTTGATGTTTGTCCGATTTTATTCCCAGAACTTGCCAATTGTGCAATAGACTGAACTAACCTATTCACAGGTTCAGATATATCGCCAACGCTCGTAAAACTCTCTGCGATTGATTTAAGGTTGCTTCCAAGCCCAGGTAATTCAGCCGATACATTTGCAATATATTCACCAGAATTGGCTAATCTAGCCATTGAATTAACAAAACGATTAACACCGGAAGATACATCTGGAATCTCTGTCAAATTGCTTAATTGACGGATTATTTCTCCAAGTTTTCCAGAATCAAATCCACTAACATCAACCTGGCTAAGCCTGTTGATTGAGTTGATAACTGCATTCAGACCAGAACCTTTATAATCTACTCCACCCATTGTCTTTATGGAATTTGAGAATTTTCCAATTCCATCAGCAATGCTTGTCATTTTCCCGACATCAAGTTCTTTTAGTTTTCCAAGTTCCCTTACACAACTACGTAATCCGTTTGTATTAACTCCGCGTAATGCGGAATTAACTTCTGTGAGTTTATTTGAAAGATTAGTCAGCGCACGTACTGCTTTTTCTGTACTACTGCTAATTTTTATATCAAGGGTATCAATGGTATTGTCAGCCATTTTTATCTCCCTCCTTTTTTACAAAAAAATAAAGGGCAGACAAGACTTATTCATCCTGCCTGCCCTTTTCATGGTTAAGTTCAAAGTTTGCCTGCATGAGTTGCAAGCTTGCCAAAAGTGCGTTTCTCTGTTTTTTCTTTTCTTCTTCGGAAAGTATGCCTTCCTGTTTACGCTTTTCTTCCTCTGCTGATTCCAGTAAAGGTTTTTTCAAATACTCTGCTTTAGATTTTTTCCCCATTAAAGCATTCGCAACAGCCGTGAATGTGGCTGATGTTTCATAAATGCCAGCTTGCCATAATTCGGCATCTTTCCTCTTTTGGCGTATCTTTTCAGCTTCGAGATAAGGTTTTAATTCAGCTGGCGTAGAATCCATAAATTCTTCTTTGGATACACCGATAGAGAGGTATAACGGAAGAATCTCTTGGTAAACAGCTTCTCGAAAAGTTAATTTTTCTTTTTGTGATCCTGTGGGAGCTTCGTTGCATTCTTCTCCACTGCCTGCGCTTCTGCTACTGCATTCAGCAGACCGGATAAAAAACCATTTTTCTCCAATTCTTTGTCAAGAAGTTGGTATAAATCAAATCCGCTTTTGGGATTTTCCTCAGTTCCTTCATCTTCGTAATCATCCAAAAGGTCACAGACTTTATTAAGAACAACTTCTTTTTCAGAATCACTTTCATACCCAAACTCTTCCTTGTGCTTCTTTTGAAGTCCGGCAAGAAGCAGTTCCGGGAGAAGAGAAATCATTTTCTGAAGGCTTCTCTCTTTTCCATCTGTAATCCCCTGTACCTTGTCCAGCACATCTGTTTTTGTAAGAAGTCCGTATCCAAATACAACCTTATATTCTTTTCCATGTACATTAAAAGTTACCATTTTATAATCCTCCCAATATGTTTTTAGCTAAGTGCCATTGCGCCTGTGGAATCTGCTACTGCTTTTGCGGTGTCTAAAGCCTGTGTAAGTTCTTCGGAAACGACTTTTGTATCAAGGCCTTTGTATTCTTGAATAATGAGAGACAGCGGAATTGTTGCTGCTTCATTCTGCCCAATGTCAGACAGTGGAATATTTTTTCCAGGGTCTGCGATAACAAAGAATGCATCTTCGAGGTCTGGAAATACAACTTCAAACCAAACTCTAAATCCTTTTGGCTTTCCTGTTGCCGCATCAGTCATAAGCTTCTTTAATGCTGTGATAACATCGGTGTTAAGATTGAAGGTTACGTCCCAAGTACCACCAGTATCCTGTCTACCAGATGCGTACTGTGTAATGAAGTCTTCAAGTGCTGATACGTCAATCTGCTCTGTATCAAGAGAAATTCCACCAATGGAACTACATCTTTTTAACCAGGTGAATGCAGTTGGCTTTGTTCCTTTAGCGGTTTCAACACCGTAATGAAAAGTTACGCCAAGTGTTGTTAAATCTGCCATTTTAATAGGCTCCTTTCTTTAATTTAAGTTTTATGCACGTAACCCTGTGCCGGGAGATAGCGGATCACCGCCTTTCTACTCTTCTTTTCCAGACTGCTTAATAAGCTGATTTACATAAGTGCTTAATCCAGCAACGATAATTCCTTGTGTAATTGCAGTAAACAGCGCCATTGCAGCTTCCTGTGAACCGGAAACCGTAGATGTTGCAAAAACGTAAAGACCGCAAATTAACATGCCGAGAATTCCTAAAATCATCGGAATAAATTTGTCAGAAATATTTTCTGATTTTTTAATCATTGCCCCGATAAAATAAAGAACTACAACGACAATAAGTAATTCTGGCTTTACATAACTTAAAATCTGATCCATAATCTCACCTCGCTTTCGTTTTAAGCATAAAAAAAGAACGTCTATGCGTTCATTGGTTTCAAAGTAATTTTCCTGTATATATCCGGCTGTATCGGCTCACAAGCTTTTTGATTCCACTGTCACCAAAAAACATAGGTTCCGGGCCATATGTACGACGGAATCCCATGCTCACCATAACTTTGTGACTTATCTTGTCCAATTCATACACTCTGGTTAGTGCTTTGCTCCCAGATGTGAAGCAATTTACTTGAAATGATGGCATTGTTGCGCATTCATCCCCTTCAAGGTCACCTCTCGTAATTGGATTTCCAAGCATATAAAGCTGTGCATATGCTTTTTTGCCAGAAGCATTTGTCTCGCTCCCATCCATGGAATAATTGTCTGCGCCAGTAATCTTAGAAACAGCCGCTCCCCACCTTGAAAAAACTTCCAATACAGGGGATTCTATTGTGTCCGGCATATCTGTCACCTCACAATAAAAAAATGCACTCACCTTTATAGTGAACGCATTGCATTTTATACTACAATTTAACACTGTAATGATAACATAATTGTTTAGTATCATTCAGTATATTATGGTATCTTCTTTAAGAAGAGAACGCTTCTTTAGCAATTTTACGAACGGCAATAATAATGGCTTGTTCTGCGTGATACATAGGCATGTACGCTCTATTTCCATATGAATGGTGCGGCCGCCCACTTTCATCTGTGTACCACCAGCCGTTTGGATTGTCCCAGTCTGATTTTTCTTTTTTGGAAGGATATGTTCCCATTCCGTAAGAATTTCCACTAGATAAAGGATAATCATTTGTACCGTATGTTATTCCTGCTGAAAATTCAATGAACAACACTTTTTCACCAGATAGTCTAACAGAAGCCCCGACTATATTTCCGTTTTGATCGTTGATGATTTCTGTATAGTAAGAACCTTTTTCTTCATCCGGGATTGACTCCATGGTCGTTTGAATAACATCCAACCCGATTTCAGCCAATCGTTTTACAAAAATCTCATTTTTCCTCTGTAGCTCATTTTGGTAAGCTTTTAATTTGTTGATGGCATTTTGAATAGATTTCGTGGATAAGTCGCATTTTATTGTCTTACCCATCTTCATTCCCTCTCTTAGAAATTCCGTATCTGGCAATATTGCCTTTTTGTGTGTCTAAAATCTTCTTTAATGTGTAGTCTGGCAATACTGTGGGTTCTCCATCTTTGTTCAAAATAAGGCTTCCATCCTCGCTTATTTGTGGGATTCTATCTATCCAAAATATGTCTGCTTCCTGTGGGTGGAAATTTCGATTAAAGCTTGTAATATACCTGTCGTAATCTGGCACTATTCCGGCTGCAATTTCTTCTGACGTTCCGGCTGTGGATGATACGGAAAAAGAGTATAAAATTGGCTTCTCATAAACTTTAATGCGGTCTAATCCTTTTGTTTTTTCAGTAATTCGTGACCAATATACTTTTTGCTTTTGACGGACTAATCCTCTCATATTTCCTCTCTTTCTTAAATTTGGTTGCTTAACTAAAGCTTCCTTATCCAGTCAGTACGTCCAACTTCTATTGCTTCCAGCACCAACGCGAATAAGTGTAACTGACCTTTTTTTCACATTTGCACAGATTACATCAAATGCTGTATCTGTCGTAGTACCTGACACACGGTTCACAACGCCGTTATCGTTGTGATTTGCACAGCAGTCACTTACGAAGTAGGTGACACCGTTTACAACGTGCATATAATCCGTGTGCTGGTGCCCGCACGCAAAGTAACAGACTGCGTGAGTGGTATCGGTATAATCCTCGTTGATTTTGACATCCCCAAATGTGGTGCTAATATTTTCCGAAAATGTAGTCTTTTTTTGGAGTGCGCTTATCCAATCCACAAGGTACTGATACTTAGCATCAGATATAGCTCCGTCTTTTTCAAAGACGTTCCAGTGCATATAGAATGCAAAATGATAGTCTGTTGGTGTGCTTTTTATAGTGTCTCTAAGCCATTCAACAAACCAACTCTTATCTGTATCTGTGTAGTCGATTATAATGTGTCTTATCATTCCGACATTATCATCAACATAATAATAATGTTTTCTCGTTGAGATTCCTAAAGGGGATAAGTTAATCTGGTAATTTAATGCTTTCGCAATCATAACCATATTTGTTCCCCACGCATCACTATCAGAGATAACAAAGTCATGATTCCCCATGACATAAATCATTTTTTTGCCAAAAACAGAAAATGTCTTGTTCATCACCTCGCGCAAATCCGATATAAGATCCTCTTTTGTCCCCAATGCTCGCACATTATCTCCACAGTTAATCAGCATTTTTGCGTTGGTCAAGGCTCTTATTCGCTCAATTAGCGGCAAAAAAGTCCACGTGTTGGCGGGTGCATGAATATCAGTTACAAAAATATATCCAACGCCATAATAATCTTGAGCCTCATCTTTGGCAATCGCGGAATTGATTTCATCGATTTTAACATCAAGATGATTTCTATAATAGCGCGGAAGAATATATTTATATTTTCTGTTGGTCAAAATGCTGGCACCAATAGAGCCGTTCTTGTTGGAATTTATCAGTGCTTTTACTGATCCTTCAGGTGCTTTTGCTCTGTAGTCAATATAAGTCTTCCATTTTGCTTGTTTGATGTAAGATTTTATTATATTATTACTTTTGTCTACAAACGCAATTCCAATCCAGTCATTTCCTATTTGCAAGTCAAAAGAATACAACTCGTTTGGCTTTACCGAAACTTCTATACACTTCATGTAACTCGATTCTGTTTTTTGCATAGGATTGCCATTCCATCCATATCCTTCATATCGGATTTCGGCAAGCTCTCCATCAAAATCATACCCATTTTTATAATAGGTTTCTAAATCTTCCTTTAGCGAACCAATAGCTTCTCCCGTTGCTTTTGCTTCTGCAAGTCCACCTTCTATAGTCAATGTAGTGTCTGGCTGTGATACACTCTGGATGTCCTTAATAGCTTGTTCTTTTGCGGAATTTACATTTTGAACAGCTTCCGCAGATGTGTTTTTAGTAAGCTCCAAAAGCTGATTTATAACATCTTTTTCTTCCTGTCCTATCTGTGGTTGATCAATCTCGATACCCTCTAGCACTGGTACTTCCGCTATTGTGGTATTCCATTCAACACTAATATTTGAATCGGAATCCGTTTTAACAGCGCAAACAATAAAACGTACCGTTCCCATATACCTTGCTGCATTTCTTCCAATCAGCCAAGAAAAAGTTACATTTTCGCCATCTACAGCTACATCATCGCAAATGTATTGGTCTTTGATAGAAACATTAAAATCCACACTGCTTACGTTTTCGAAGTTAATTCTGACTGAAAATTTGGATAAATCAAGATTATCTCCTACAATTTTGGGACATGAAAATTTAATACGTTCTGCATTCTTGTCAGATTGCACCCCACCAACTACGATTGTAGAGGGCACGAAAATAATCCTTGTCTTAGCATCAATCGTGCATATATCGGATTCTTCAGAAAGCAAATTAACATCTTCTTTTGCACTCATAAGTAAATCAAGCGCTGTTGCCATGTTCTACCCCCTCTGTGATATTTTGGTTTTACCAGTAGTTATAATGTATTTTCCGTTATCTTTCACTCCAGTGACAGATACAGAAAAATAGTCCCAAGTAAGGGCTTCTGGCGGAATTTCACATTGATTGTTTTTCAGTATTACTGGGTATTCTTTTTCCATTCTCCAAAATGAAGCAGCTATTTTACATCCGTTCCACTCTGGAGAAAAGATAAACAATGCTTTAAGATATCCAGTCGTGCCCTTTACCAGTCCAGAGAAATCACACTTGGGATCTGGATAAATTCTTTGATTATTTACAATAAATCTTAATACTCTCATGCAATCATCCTTTCCATTCCAACAGGCGAAACGTATGTAAATTGGTTTCCCAAAACATCTCTGGCTGTGCCAATAACAAACTGTCCGTAGTCTGCCAGAATATTGCATACAAATTCCTCTGCATCCACCCAATACCGTTTCTTAACCATGCAGTGAAGTTCTGGCAGTAAACCGTAGCTGAACATCACGCAATGACCTAATTCATGAATAAATACACGGTTCAAAAGTTCTCCATGTAGGTTGTTCGCAATCGAAATAATATGGGTGGAATAATCCGATACTCCAAGTGTTCTGTTTCCTGTGCGGTCAATTAAAACATCATCTTGTGATGGAACAAACTGCACTCTCCATAAATCCCCATTCATGTAGAATTGTCGTAGCATGGTTTATTACCATCCTTTCTACGAAAAAAGCCCCTGCCGCATTAATTTGCGACAAGGACTTAATTCATTTATTGCTCTAGTTCATCTGCTGTACAAGTCTGGTCAGGTCAGTTTTCATTGACTGTCTGAGCGTTGCATCTGCATCAGACCACATTTCCGTGAGATTACGGATAATATCAGATGTGTACTCCTTCATAGAATCATCCATTTTTCTTTTTGATTCCGTGTCTTTGGAATCGTGATAGTGCCTACGATTCTCATCGTATCTATCATAGGATTCGCCATATCTGGATTTCTTCCGATTCATCTCACCCATTTCCATATCACTACGGTCTGGATGATATCCCATGCGGTACATATTGTGCTCAAATTCTGGATTGTTTAAATACTCGTCCATCCAGTCATCGTCTTCCATGTACAGATATGGTCTATAACCTTTTCTGGTTCCCCTACCTTTTGGAGCGAAACGCCCATTTGAATAGCGGTAACGGTCATATCCCATGCGTCCAAGATACTTTTCTTCCTGTTCGCATTCATCCATAGCTTCCACGATACGATAATCTTTATCAGCGCAAATCGCACACTTTACGGATTCCATACAGTCTTTCAGATCGTCCCAGTCTTGAGCACTGAGATTATCAAATCCATGTGTTTTGGCTTTTTCCATAGCCCATTTTCCCATTTCCATTGCTGTCTTATGCATTCACGATACCTCCCCTCTTCACAGCCTGTACAACATTTTCTGCTGTTGGGGCTGTACCATTGATTGCAGTCAGATTGTTGTTCGGACTACATGCCGGATTTCCTAACATTTTGAACGCTCCACCAGTAGCACTTGTTGCAACTCTGGTTACATATTTTGTTCTGGTTCTTACGCCACATGCTGTTACCTGTGCACAACAACGATTCTCCAATGGATATAAGGTTGTTCCTGTTCCTATCTGAATCATCACTGGAGCGGTAATTGTGGTTGTATTTGGAATGGACTGTGCTAAAACAATGCAGTATTTTTCTCCATTATTGTAGCTTCCTTCCGGGATAGTAACCACAAGATTTCCACCTGTGAATGCAATCGCAGTAGACAGCACAAGGTGATTGCAAAGCTTACAAACATTCTTACATGCCATATCTTTTACCTCTCAATCAATAAGAGGTGAGCCGAAACCCACCTCTTAGAATTTAGTCAACCTCTAAGGGTGAGTTACTTAGCAACAACCATTACCATATGTGTTACATCCTGCGTACGCATATGGAGCCGGAACCTGGAATGCAGGAATCGGAGCCGGATTGATTGCATTGATTAACTGCTGTGTCTGAGAAGCCATTGCAGTTGTGAGCAATGCAGACTGGCGATCCTGGGATGCAGCACGTTTCAGATCAGAGTTCTCTGCCTGTAATGTTGCAATCTTATCGTTAGTCAGGAAGTCAAGGATTGCTCTTGTGTTGCTGTTCTGGTTTTCCAGAAGATCTCTGGTGTTGTTGTTCATTGTGTTCTGGAGAGCACAAGTGTTAGTGGCAAGGTTATAATTGATGCCCTGGATTGCTTCTCTTGTTTCGCAGCAACAATTTGCTAACTGAGACTGTAATGCATTGGTATTCTGCATACCGGCTACAGTATCAGCATTGATTGCCTGCTGAACGCTGTTGAAGCCTTGAAGCATTCCGACATTCATACCATTAAAGCCACTCTGCATGGTATTGTTAAGAGAATATGTGCTGTCACAGATACCCTGCTGAATACCTCTGATACCATTTTGAATATCATTAAGGGCGAATTCCTCATTAATATCTGAACGGGTAGCCCATCCTTGGAAGCCGGCACCATTTGTACCATTGCCACCCCAGCCACCAAAGCCGCCGAAACCGCCCCAGCCAAAGATAAGCAATATTATAATCCACCATGCCCAGCCACCGCCAAAGCCATAGCCTTCATCTGCACGGTTATTAGAGCCGCTTAATACAGCGACATCGCTTGCTGATAATCCACCATTCATCATAGCGATTACCTCCTTATTGATTTTTGTAATTTATACAAAATCAAAAGACCGCGGCTCTTTTAATTATTGTAGCGAATTTATTTTATTCCAAACTGATTCTTAACCTGCGATAACATATCATCAGGATTAATCCCTTTTTCTTGGCAAAGATTTCTTGCAAGTTTTTCAATTCCTGCATTATCACCTTTTTCCATCATGTTAATTGCATTGTCAATTACAGGATTATTTCCAGACTGTTGTTTCATCATATTGATTATGGCTTGTTGAGGATTCCCTCCACCACGTATCATCTGCATAAGTTGCATTGGATTCATCATCTCTGTTTACCTCCATTCTGCTTGGGTTCCGGTGTTCCCGACATTTGTGTCGGAAACATACTCTTTATTTCGGAAATCTCAGAACAAACATCGTTTCGAAGCTGATTAAACATAGCTTCTATGTCAATCGGTTTTTCTTCTGCCTTTGGTTGCTGTTGTTCTTCCGGATTTATAAGTCGGTAAACAAAAATTCTACTTCTTCCATCTGCCTGTAATTGTTTTCTATATATTTCTGTTCCATCTGTTTTTGGATAATAAACAGGATTACCGGACATATCTACATCTTTTGCCTTTACAGTATCAATGCCATCTACCATCTGTCCTTGCAACATGGGGATTTGTGGCACTTGTGGCATTGGTTGTTGAATTTGTGCCTGTCCGTATGGCATTGCCTGCTGATAACTATTCTGCAATTGTGCTAATCTATCTTGATACGGCTGTATTTGTTGAAATGGTTGCGCAAAATACGGATTACCATACTGCATATCTCAAACCTCCCTTGTTTTTATAACTATATTTTACAATAATAAGAGGTTGATTAACACGCCATGATAACGCCATAAATACGCCATTTTCTATTAATACAAAGAAAAGCCCCGACAATACATCGGGGCAACTTTCATAATTTTCTTCTTTAATTTTCTGTTTATGCGGTCTACTGTTCTTGTGCTGTAGCCCATGATTTCTGAAGCTTCTGCAAGTGTTTTTTCTTCGTAAACACGCAATCTGAATAACTCTTTTTCTCTGGAATCAAATCCAGCTTCACGCAAATAGAAGATTCTTTCATCTTCCGAAAAGTCTTTATAATTATCCATTCCACCGTCCTCCCTGTTAGTGGAATCAATATTACACCGGGAAAATGCCTTTAAGAGCAAAACCTAAAACAATACCAATTATTCCAGTTATAACATAAGCAATAATTTTGTCCTGTAATTTTCCTGGTTTTTCCATGAGTGCTTTTAAATTGTCGTTCATTTCGTCAACTGTATCTTTAATGTGGCTCAGGTCATTGTTGTATAAAGCAATTTTCTGTTCCAGCGCATTGATACGATTAAAAAAGCCTTCATCCCTTTTGGAATGCTTTTCTTTCATCTCATGGACGGCACTTTCCAATTCTTTCAAGCGGTGTTCGTTGATACACTCGTGTTCACATCCCATCGCTATTCCTTTCCATCACTCCCATTTTTTAAGATATTGCTTCTACCCACCTAATTTGAAGCACCCCTGCGATACGTGGGAGGATTGACGTATCACGCACACACCATCTAGAATCCGATAAATGGAAAAACACCATGATTTACATAGATTTCAGTTTCAGAATTCCAACTTCTATTTACAGAAGATTCGGAATGTGATCCTTGGAATTCAGCTCCCTGTTTCACCAGAAAGAAAAGAGCCAAATCAAATATGCAATCATAGCAGTTTTCCATATCGGAATTTATTTTCTCATCGCTGAAAGATGAAGGATAATTCCTTTTCTTCTTAAATGAACGAATAGCCCTCTTTGCCGAAAGAGGAATCATCCTCGCAGTTTCTGCATCATCTTCAAGATAATTTGTCAAATCCTCTATAAGCTGTTCGTCCATTTAATCACCTACCTTTGCTGAGATAAAATCTCTGATATTATTCCAGCCTTATTAGTTGCTGTCAGGGCATAGCCGTTATCACTTGCAAGTTGTCTTAACTGAGATACAGTCATATTAGACAACTCGCTTTCTGTATACTTATGTTTTGATTCATCATAAGCACTTACTACAGATGGTGACTGGCTGTTTTCATCGAGACTATGCCCGGTTATTCCCCCGCTTTGGTACCGATCACGATACCGCCGTTGGCTTTGGGTACAACCGGGACGAACATACCGGATGCTTTTGTCCATACTGCAACTGGATCCTGTGTAGCCCACATGGAAAGGGTTACGAAAGAACGGTTCTCTTCCTGTATAAACTGTCTGTATTCAAGCTCTTCTGGTGTCACACCCCAGAGGCCAACACCGAAAGAACCGTTAGCATCTGCTTCATACAGAGTAAATACATCCTCTTTGAGGTATCTGGCTGTTTTCAGGGTTCCATCTGCTTTTCTGAAATTAAAGTTCTCATCACAACGATCAATTGTGATTCCATATTCCTGCATAAGCAGATTGGCAAGCTCCTGCTTTGTGAGAAGCCTTTTATTTGCAGCACCCAGAACAGCTGTCTGCATTGCAGTGTTGTTCCGCATGTAGTTAATCATTTTAAGAGAAGTAACAGCTTTGTTTACTACATAGCCATTGCCTTCTGCTACAGCTACCATTTTCTGGATATCGCCCATGATATCTGCATCTGGCTTAGACCAATCAGTAAGCGTTACTTTTGCACTTGCTGGAACGCCATAGTCAATTCCCATGTCAACATGGTTCTCTTTGATTGTTACAGCGCCGGTGGAAAGGAACTGTCCTTTCATAACATTTGCTCTTGTAACAACGCCCTCGAACAGTCTGGCTGCATCATCAAATACAAAGTTTTTCAGTGCTTCATTATCCGGCACACCGTTTTCAATTGCCTGCCGTAAGTTTTCGGACTGATTGATTTTTCTCTTAATGAAGAGTTTTTCAGTCAGGACTTTTTCAAATCCAGGTCTTGTGCCGATTTCTGCTTCGCTATCAAGAGCGTGGACGAATGCAACTTCCGGGAGATTCTGTCCAGCCATAAGTCTGTAATACTCTGCTTTCAGATACTGGGTTTTTGTATCTGGGAAAATGGTATCGAGGATACCTGGTCTTTTAACGCTGAAATTCTGAGAGAAATTAAGTCTTTCTTCTTGGGTAATTGATTCCAAAATATTAAATGGCATTTGTCATACCTCCTTAAAATACTGGGTCTTCTGTGACTACAAAAAAAATTCCGGATTTTTCAAGCTCTGTTTTTGCAGTAGTGTCAACTGTTACTGGAAGTCTCTTTTCAAGAACACGTCCTGAGACAATCACAGAAATTGGTCTCTTGGTATCATCTGTCATATCAACATCTTCAAATACAATGCCGATTGCGCCTGTCGCATTTGTTGGATATACGGAACCTGCTTTGATAATTTTCTTAGTTCCAACTGTTTCAGCATTTGTCTGGTCTGCTGTGTAGGTTTTGAGTACAAGTCCGACCTCAGATTCAAGAATATTTGGAGTGGACTCATACTGCTCTGTTTTCATAAAAGCCATTATTTATATCTCCTTTACTTAAATATTTACAGGGGCGTTACCGTCCACTGATTTAGTTTCCTGGTTCTTTTTTGCTGAGTAAGCTTTTGCAAATTCAGCAGCATCACTTTTTACTGTAGCTTTCCCACCGCTACCACCGCCCGGATTCGGAGTGTTTTCCAATGCTTCCTTCTCCCAAGCTGCTTTTGCGGTATCAAGTGCTGTTTTATTTGCTTCGGAAACTCCCTTAACAAAAGTTTCGACTTCTTTCATTGCATCTTCTGGTTTCTCATACGGTGCAGATGCGTATGCTTTAATAGCACTCGCGTATGTTTCGGTTGAAAGTCCTGCATTTGCGAACATAGAAGTAATTTCACTGGTAAGGGCTTTTTTGTTGGATTCTGCAAGCGCAGCTTTCAAATCAGCTAACTCCTTATCCACTGCTTCCTTTTCTTTCTTGCGTTCAGCTTCTAGCCGTTCTGCTTCGGTCATATTCTGCTTTTTCAACTCTTCCAACTCTTTTTCCAGGGAATCTGCTTTTTCAGCTTTTTCCTTCAGAGAAACATTTTTGTCTTTCTCTTTCTTAGTTTCAGCAGAAATAGAATCAAGAAGCTTAGAAACCTGTTCCTCGGAAGGTTCTGCAACTCCCATACCGATAAGTGCCTGTTTTGCCTGTTCTCTTGTCATTGAAATCTCCTTTCTTCCAGTCCAATACGCTTTTTCAACACGGTTCGCTCCGCACATGGTCTGTACCCGATTTACGCTCACGGGCTGTTGCAATTTATTTGATTTTGTGTATTAAAAAAGAAGCCTTAGATTTCTCTAAAACTCCTTAAATAATCGAAATTTGGTTCATTCTTCGTTAGATGGAGAATTTGCCATTGGTTCTGTTTTGGACGGATTTTGAAACTTTCCGTCAAGTAATTGCTGTGCTTTCTGCATTTCCGCTTCCGGGTCTGCCAGTTCCGGGTAAATAGTTCCCAGATACGGTAAACTCATTTCGTAGACTTTCTGCGGATCACTAAATAGCCCACAAGTAATCAGTGCAATAAGCGGATGAATTTTATTTTTGAACAGATAATCAAGTGCTTGTGCTTTTACAAGCATATTGTCTGTTGGGTTTCTGGTTATCTTTACATCAAAATCTCTGGTTGAGATATTAACATCATTTGATGTACCACGGATAATATTCAGAATGATTCTAGCAGATTCCTTTTCAGCTTCCTTGGTGAATGCTTCTACCAATTTTGCATCTCTTTCTGCGAAGTCCCATCCATTACGAAGGTATACAGCATTTCCTGTATCCCCTCCGCTATTGCTTTGGCGGTTTGGCATTGCTTCCACAATCAGCATGTTATTGTAGATATCATCCTTTGCAACCTGGCTCTCTGATTGATTCAATTCAGCGGTCATCAGTTCAACATCCGACTGACAGCCATTTCCAGTATCTTTAACAGAGATGGCGCCAAGTTTTACCATTTCCAAAAACTCGTTTTTATCTACCTCGCAGTTCTTGAACTTCATAAAGGATTGCACAAACTGTTCAACGCCATTTAATCTATCAGACTGGTATTTGTTGATTGCATCAAATAATGTGATTGCAATTTCAACGTCCGAAAGCCTGTCATGATTATTCGGGCATTCAACAATAGGAATCCCACCAAAACCGTTGATGCCATATTCGGTTACTTTTCCATTCGTGATTTTGAAAAACTGGTTCTTTGAATAGCATAAGTAGTATTGTTGCTCATCTTCATCCTTCAAAATCTGAACGGACAGCATTGGTTTTCCGTTCCTCTGCGAATATACAATGTAACAATCACCAGGATACGGAATAAAGATTCTAAACGGCGGTAAATCTCCGTTTTCTGTCCAGTCCTCTTCTTTCAGAATAGCCTTATAAGAAGTTCCTGTTGCACTTTGGTATATTGCTCTCTGGATGTTTCTTGCATCTGCATTGGCTTCATCCAGATAATCATTCAGCAAATCAACTTGCTCATTTATTTTTTTGTCTGCATTTTTCTTTTTACATACATATTGGATTGGTTCCCCGCAAATCTGTCCAGCTTTAAATTTTACAGTTTCAAATGCGTGATTTTCAACCACTCTGTTATTGACTTCTGGACGGACTATTTTGTTTCGGTATAATATCGGCTGATCGCCTTTCATGTACCGATACAAGTAATCAATCAATGTTCGATTTCTATTATGTATGCCAATTGTATCTGATACTACTTTTACTACATTTTGCGGAGTGATTCGGTCAACGCCTGTGTAGGCTACTTTTCGCCCGAAATCACCTCGGCATAAATCTACAAAATTCATTGTATTTCTCAAAGCCGAACCATCCTTTCTACAAAATAAAAAGCACTGGATGTTTTAATCCAATGCTCTACTTTATATTCTACACATATTAAAAGTATCTTTCAGTATACTTCGGTATCATCTTTCGAAACCTTTTATCTTTTTTATTTCTGCTATGGCTTTTAAATGCTTTTTTTTAATGTGAATCTCTGAATAACCCATCTCATCTGCAATGCGAACCAAAGATTTGTACTCAACATAGTGCTTAAATAATATGTCATATAGTAATGGGTCTTCAACCTGTTCTATAGTTCGGACTATTTCTTGTCTTTTTTGTAAAAATTCAGATATCATTTCTGAAATCTCTTCTCGCAGATCAAATATCTTCGCAATCATGTCTCCCATCGGATCACGTTTTACAGAAGTTTGCACCTTTTCCCCAACTGGAATTGCAGATACACTTGTGGAAAGAGAACTGAGCTGTTCTTCTTCGATAAGCTTGTTTTTGATTCTGTTATCATAATTTTCAATTTGTCGTAAATATTGAGCTGTAGTCATCATACTCTATCTCCTTCCCCACATAAAATTTTTGGTTGCTTTTACTTCTGCAAATCTTTTGCCGGCAAGCGTTATTGCAAGCTGCGTAACTCCATCGGCAGCGTCATCATGTTCATTATCACCAATATAGACGAATGTAGTTAATTCATCCATAGCCTTTTGATACTGTTTATTTTGATATTTCGGAGCCAAAAATATAAAATTTTGCTTAACATCCCCGGAATACTGATTTATTTTTTCTTTTTTTGCTTGTTTTGAAGGTGCTTTTGTACTGGTCGTGCTGCAAGCGTATTTATGTTCTTTCAACCGTTCATTTACATAATAGGCATACATATCGCCACCATTATTTGCTTCAAAATTGATGGATTGAATATTATTACCCATGATTCTTCCAACAACTAATGGCAATGTTCCTTCTTTTGGTGCCGTGCTGAAAATCCAGTCATAAATATACACATCTCCATTTTCGTATTCTGCGCCCACTGGCATTGATAAGCTATCACCGCCACCCCACGCAACATCACAGGCAGAAACATTTTTAACAAATCCACCTTCTGGAAGAACGCCGTTATAATATCTCAATTCGTCAGCTGCAAACACAATTCCTTCACGTAAGAAGGGCTTTTGCTGATATTTGGCTTCCCATTCGTTAGCGTCTAATCTAGCTTTCATATCGACATAATATTTTGTTGAAAATCCAACGCCATACTCATAATCGAAATTCGATTTACCCTCATCATTCAAAGCTGGAATTTTTCTAAACCGATACATTGGATTATCGTGATTTAGCTTCTCGATTTTTCCGAGAGGGTCATATAAATTCCATCTGGTTCCAACCATAAGCTCCCTTGCGCCGTCAATCTTACGGTCAACCATCTTATTCAGATATTCTTGATATGTATTTTCTAATCGGGTGGGGCTTAATGAATGTTGTCTATCTCTTACAAGGTCATCCACATACAAATAACCATCGGAAGAAATATCAACGGCACCTGTCCAAGTACCTTCAATACCACGGCAAGTCATTGTTGCAAATCTATCTGGCTTGTCCAGGTTTATTTCAAAATCATCAGCACTCTGTTTTTGAAGTTTCGACTGTGGAAAAATTTCACTATAGTTGTATTCCTGTGTATTAATGAGATTAAGAAGTTCTCCGTAAAATCCTTTTGCCAGTTTTCCAGAATGACCACCCATGGCACTATGGCTATTTGGTCTTTTACCCATTATCCATGACATAAAGAAAATACACATAGTAGATTTTCCAACACGGCTTGGGAGTGATAAGCCGTAAAACTCTATCTTTCTTTCTTCCAAATCTTGTAGGTCTTTGGCTACCACATGTAGTGTTTTTTTTCGTGGAATATAAAATTTCTTGCTGTCCGGTCTATTTTTCTCCATATAAAGCAAGTAACTTTCAAATAAATGTGGTGCTTCCAGTAGCAAATACTGCCAATAGATATCGTCAAAATTACCACTTCCAGTTAATGCAGCACACTTCTCTGCTATGTTATGTGAGTATTGACTTACTTTCATAGCCATTTTCCGTGCTTCTTGATTCTCGTTGAAAGGAAGGTCAATATTCATATTTAAGAGCAAATCAAGGCAATCTTTTTGATTTTGATAGATTGTCATGTCACTACTGATAATCTGATTTAGGACTGTCCGATACCATTCGAGCGAGCCTTCTGTAATTTTTCCCATAAAAATAGAGCCAGACCTCCTTTCTTTTTAGGATTTAGTCTGGCTCTCATGTGGCTCTCTTGACTGGTTTACTTATTATTCAGCATTCTCATCAGCTGTCATATCTCTTGTATCTACGATTGTAGAAGTGTTACCTCCTTGAATCTTTGGTACTTCACCATTCCATTTATCAATTTTCTGTTTTTCAATCAGTTCGGGAGTAAGAGATTCTGCGATTTTTCTATTTGCTTCTGCTTCAGCTTCTGCTTTAATCTTAATAGCTTCAGCTTTACCTTCTGCATCAATTTTGGCCTGTTCCGCTTGGATAGATGCTTTCTCCTTTTCCTGTTCAGCAGCAATCAGTGCAACTTCTTTATCTTTATCAGCTTGTACTTTTGCTGTTTTAGCTTCAATGTTAGCAAGTTCAAGCTCCTGTTGAGCGTTCACTTTCTTCTGAATTGCAGCCTGTGTTTCATCATCAGTGGAAATGGAAGTAAAGTTTACTGTATCAATAATAATTCCGTATGGCTCAAACTTCTGCTTAAGATATTCGTCAAGTGCTTCATTCAGTTCCTGGCGTTTATCACCGAAAACATCTGTTACTGGATACTTTGCTGTTACTTCCTGCGTCCACGCTTTCATCTTAGGCTTGATAAAGGTGTTTTTTACGGATTCTCCTGATTGACCTTTGAACTGAGTAAACACATCGGTAACTCTATTTTGATCGAATTTATAAGAAAATTCAAGGTCAACTTGAAGCGATTTACCATCTGCTGTTGGTGTCTTGAAGCTTTCATCTTTTGGAGAATCGCCCTTATCCTCAGATGTAAGATAAGACTGCTCGATTCCAACGGAATACAGTGAAGTTTTTACTGTAGGTGAAATCAAATGCCATCCTTGTGTAAGTACATTCTTAGAGATTCCTCCGTTCATTTTGTACTCTACCGCAATGTAACCAGCCGGAACTCTCACACTGCACTTTGCAACACATATAAGTCCTGCAATGATTACAACAGCTAATCCAATTCCACCTAAAAGTCCTTTTTTCATTTATTATCCTCCTCTTTTTGACTTTCGTCTTTATTTAACTCATCAATAGCATTTCTGCCAATGTGGTTCAATAATTTACCTAGTGGCTGAAATAATTTGTAAAGCAGGAACCATACTACTGCCGCTCCGCATACCACTAGAAATATAAATACTGGGTTCATTCAATCACCTAACCTTCTGCAAATTTCAATAAAATCTGGCTTACTAAGTTCTTTCAGCTTGTTAGCATATTTTGGAAATTCATGTGTATATATCGGATGACCTAAAAGTTTTTCTGCGTATTCGTATGCAAGTTTTCGGTCATCCCCTGTAAGCATACAAATTCCTGTGTAGGTTTCAACTACTACCGCTTCTTGTTTTGTCATACATATCCTTTCTTGATAAAATCATCTTTTTAATTCCGTAAAAATATTTTCAATTACTTTCCATTCTGCGAATACTGCCATAAACAGTAATGGTACTGCAGAAAATCCCCAATGATTTTCAATCATCATTTGTATTGTAGCTATTAAATAATCTGCTACCCATTTGGATATTATGAAATTCGCAATTATCCAACATATTTTTCTGATTTTGTTCATTTGCTCACCATCTTTCTTTTTGATTTCAAGTATTTTCTGTATTTGCGACTGTATTTACGAAGAATTAAATCAAGCATAATGCTATTTGTCTGTTCTACGTTTTCTGACATAGTTGTGAGATATGGATAATCTTCTCTATCATCTACTAATGTCTTGAAGATCAAGTCTAAAGCAAACTGAGCACTGACAGGTGGGTCGCACAGTTCAAAGTCTTTATCCTTGTACCACTCATCAATCTTATTTTGGAATCCATCAAAGGATATTTCTTCGTTCCATATCATACATTCACCTCAAACTCTTTCTTGCAATTACTACCCTTACATTTCAGTTTCAAGTGCTGAATCTTCGTGTTTGGGCTAATCAGAAGCGCTTTCTTCTGGCAAAAAGGACAACAGGCGTATTTCGTTCCGTTAATATTCCGTATCAATGCCTGTCCATTCCACGGCTCGGGTGGGTTCATGTATTCAGAAAAATCTATCCCTTCGGATTCTAATGCTGATTTAATGCTCATTAAAAATCTCCTTAAATTTCTTCCTATTAAAACCATTGTATTGGTTTCCCCAATACGGATATTGCTCTAAGCATTTTCTCATATAATCGCATGGATGTGCTTTTGCAAAGTCAACAATTTCTTTGGCAGGTGCCTGCTGTACTTGTGTTCTCCATTCTGGACAACCTTTTGTTTTTTCTTGATCCATTAATTTTCCTCCGTTTCAGAATGCCATGCATTTTTCGGAAATTATTCTGGTTTATTCGATTTAGGGCAACTAGTGTCCAAAATAGTTCATTACTTAATTTAAATTCAAGTTCAATACTTAACGGCTTTCCTATGCTACAAAGTGTGCCATCCTCATTTTTGTGAAGAATACCACCTTCGATAACAGCACCATCCGAAATTGAAATCTCTGGTATTGTTTCAATAACTTTTCCATTACATGTAAAGAAATGCTTTAATTCTTCCTTTTCACCCATATCAGCACATCCCTTTGTTTTTCCTTAAATTAGCGTATCGGTCAACCAATGTGTCAACAGTAACAGTTAACTCGTTGATTCTAATACAGTCATCCTGGTGTCGTTGTTCATACCATTCTATAGATGGATGACCAGTATCTACATTTTCAATTCCATCAATCGGAATCTTCCAGTTATCATTTTCAAGAAGCTTTTGGTTAAGTGTCTCCGATAAAGCTTTATAGTCCAGGATTATATGCTGTTTTTTCTCGCATTCATCAGCAAAACGAACAACTTCATTTTTCAACTGTTCTTCTGTCCAGTTTGCCATATCCTCAAATTTCATATTTACCACCTCTGTCTTCGAAAATTGTTTCTTCCAAGCATAAATTTTTCGGCTGAAAAATTATCCTCTACATCAATATGTGCTTCACGGTCTTGCACCTCATATCCGTTTGGAGTTAATTCAAGTTTTGCAGTATATTCAGCGCCACAATTAGTGCATTGCCATGTCACATTTAAAAAGAGTTCTTTTTCTCTAAAAGGTTTTGCGTAATCGGAATTTTCACATTTCAACATTCCACCGCAAACAGGACAATTGCGTTTATCAAGTAAATCTAGCATTCAAATTCCCTCTTCTCCCTATGCTTCATCTGACAGGCAATCATTTTAGCTATGTTTTCACGTTCCTGTTTTATGCCATGTCCCTGGCGGAACAACTCACATTCGAGGATATTCCCACAGTGTGAGCATTCGTCTTTGATTTCTTTACCGCATACCTCAATCATTTTCATCACCACAGTAAATCAATAAGTAATTTGCAATTTTTCTAAGATCATTTTTCCCATACAGACGAATTCCATCTTTCAATCCTCTGTCAATCAGCCAATCAGCTAACTTTATTGGTTGTGTAGGTGGTTCATCTTTGGATTTTTCTATCTTAAAATCATCAATTAAACCACCTCTATTTATAAGTTCAGAAAGTTCGCTCATCGGTACTATGTCTCCTTTTTTTCCATCTTGTTTTCCATCTTCTTTTCCCTCCCAAAACTCGCAACAAAACTCTGATCCCGTAAAGTCTGCACAATGTTTGCTATCACCATTGAAGCAAACACATGTGAAGTTATCATGTTTTCTGCAATTCTTGCAACTTTTTTCGTTCATAAATTACCTCAATTTAGAAAAATCCAGTGTGCCGACTTGAACAGCATAAATCTCCCAACGAGAAACACTGGAACTTTAAGGGGGAAATGTAACTTCTGGCAATGGCAATTTGCCAGATAGAAACAACAGGAATCGAACCTGTGTCACATGATATTCAATATCATTGCTCTACCACTGAGCTATGTTTCTTTTTTCATCATAAAACGCTAAACTAGATGATTTTTTTAGAATCCCCGACTACCACTCCTCACGGGCATTGGTCTTATCTCTCTAAAAAGTTTTTGCACAAGATCGCTAGTGAGTTGCGTCTATATGCCTGCACGAATGCACACAAACGCATCCGCATTTATGTGCAAGAACTAACAATAGCTATGCTAAAGTAAGATATCCTATCTACACCTGGTAGATGGAATTGCAGGAGACGGATTCGAACCGCCGTTCTCAAGGATATGAGCCTTGCGAGATTCCACTTCTCTATCCTGCCGGAACCCGGAAAAACCGGGTTAGCAATAGGTTTATCGTGTTATGCTTTCCACTATCTACAAGTTTTAGTGCTGTAGATTCACTGGATATTTTTATGCGTCTT